TATGATAGTCTTGAAACATCAATTAATACAGATATTTACATTACAAGACTATACAAACTATACAAACTATCAATGATAGTACAAAATCAATGATTTCTATAGGATCCTGTTTTTGGTCTTACAATTTCATTTGATTCGTACATTCTGGTTAGAACATTATATAAATTATCTGATTCTTTAGACTTAAATTTAATTCCTAATAATTTTCTAATTTCTGATACTGAACATGTTTTATCTCCAAGCACGTTAATTATTTCTGATTGTTGTGTTACAGTTTTTGGTTGAACATAATCACCAATAATTGTCCATTCGCATGTATCATTATTAAAATCGACTGATAATGTTTCTTCTTCAACATCTCTTCCAGTTATTTTTAATGTTCCACTGTTTAGAGTTCGACCACGTTCAAGTATTATCGTTGTATCTGATGCGGCCATTAATCCTGTTGTTCCACTTACTTTTTCAAAAATATCATTACCATCATTAGAACTGGATTTTCTACTATGATGTAGTACAACAATAGAGATTCCAAATTTATCAGCTATTTCTTTTATTTTTGAAATTGTTTCGTAGTCATGTTTATATAGATTTTTTCCAGTTTTTTCTGGTTGTATTTTTGCCAGTGTATCTATTATTACAAATTTAATATCTTGGTGTTTACTGAGACAATAATTTAGATGTTCAATACAGCCATTTCCTATTTTTTCCCATTTAGTCATATAATAGAAATTTTTTGGAGGTTTTGTATATCCTAATTTTTGTATTCTATCACGCAATCGTCTTTCAGTATCTTCTAAAGCTAAATATAATACACTGTGTTCATTAACGTCAATATCAAATACCGATGTTCCAGAACTAATACCTAATGCCATTTCAAGAACCATCCAACTTTTTCCAATTTTAGAAGCGCCACATAATATAGTTAATCCTTCAGGAATTAATGTGTTTATTAACCATTCCATCGGTTTCAATTCCTTTTCGAATAGATATTCACATGTATTTAAATCGTCAAATTTTTTATCTAGAACTATTTCTTCTTTTAATTCAGTTTCTTGTAAAGCCCTATCTATAGTTGAATTTATATAATCTTCTCTTGTCCATTTATCATCATATAATTTTGATTCTTTTATTATATTTAATATTTGTTCCTTATCTCTTGTACTTTCTGCTATTATACACGTCAATGCATAATCTGCTTCGGATTCAGATGTGTAGCTTTCAGTGTATCCATTAAATAGCTTTACAAATTGATTGTTTTTTTTGAGGATTTTTAGTAATTTATCATTTTTCTTATTGTCAATTTTAATTTTATTAATTTCATCAATAAAATAATTAACATCACTTTCTTTAATTGTTTTAATTTGTTTATTATTTTCAATTAAACGAATGGAATGAGATTCCATTAAGGAATCTTCAGTTCCTTCGATTATATTTCCTGTTAGTGCAAAATAATGGTCATTATTATATATTTCATAATTTCCAATGTTCTTACCTGTAAATATATCCATATCACATTTAACTATTATATGTATACCTTTCCCACTTTGAGATATTTCTGTGTACGAATTATAATATCTTACCCAATATTTTGCCCAATCAGCGATTCCATATTTATTATCTATACAATTATCTAAATCTATGAAAACTAACTTGTCTTTTTCTTGAATACTGAACCCAATTCCATCAAAATTATTATTGTTGTCTAACATTGATACGACATTTGAATAATTTGTGCAATTTTCTATTTTTGTTGCGTCTATTTTAATTTCATAGTTTTGAATATTTTTAGGAACTTTCTTATCTTTTTTAGTTGGGTCTTCGTTAGGCTCAAGTTTCCATACTAACCAATTATCTAAATTTTTCAATTCTTGTGGAATGTTATTTAATTTTGTTTTTATCATTATTATTTTCCTTTTTTGTTAATTTTCCTTTTTAAAATAGAAATGGAGAGGAAAGGAAAATTTAAACCTCCCCATTTCAAGACCAACCTAGCTATGATTGGTCACATTAATTTGTTTTCTCTATAATTTATTTTAATTTTTTTCATTTCACCTAAATTAAATTTACAAATCGCATCAAACTCATCTTTTGCATATCCTATAAAATTTTCATTATATTCACATGCTTTAAATCCATCAAATGTGTCATCCCAATAGATTCCATTTTGTGATCTTCCAAATTCTTCATATTCTATTAATTCGATTGAATATATTTCAATTATGTCAAAAAGATCTTTTTCAGACTTCATATCTTCTTTTTTGTAAATAAATACACCAACCAAGGGTTTTAAAACTGGTATAATTTGAATGACATTATATTTTGACCCATCGATTGTATTTTTATATTTTTCCATTTTCTTACTCCGTTTTATCTAATTTCTCTCTGATAGATTTTCTTATAGTTTTTGAAATATTTGATTCCGAATTACATTGACGATATAATTCGAAAAAATCATTTATATTCATTAAAATTTCATCTGTTTTTTGTTTAGCACTTGCACTTCGAATTAAGTTGAATCCTGCAAAAATATCTTCAATAAAAGAATTTCCTTCATGAATTTCATCTTTCATTTTACATTTCCTCTAGTTTTTTACTGATCATTTTCTTACAAATATAACCATCTATCAATTCTCGTATTAATTCAGCAATTGAAATTTTATGATTATTTGATTTATCATTTAAAAAATTAAATTGATCATTTGTAAGATGAAATTGAAACAGTTTTGGATATTTTGATTTTCTCATTTTGATTCTCCATTTTATGATTATAATTATCCTTCTTTATATTATGTTCCCAGTGTTCCAAAAGAAGTTTATATTTCTTCTATAACACTATATTTCTATCAAATTTTTCCATATCTTCCATTAGAATACTTATTTTTTTTAGTTTATCGTCATTACCTTTTGATTCTTTTAAAAGTTTTGAATAATATTCCGCCATGTCTCTTTTTATATCACCAATATTAGCCTTTAATTCTATTTTATTCATTTTTAAATCTCCTTATTTATTTTTTCTAATTGTTCAATTAAATTTACTTTTTCTACATTCTTCTTATAGAATTCAACAAGATTTCTTATAGAAACATTTTTACCATCAATTTGAATCTCATAATTTTCTATTTGGTATAGATTTTCTTTTACAATTTTCATTTTTTAAATCTCCTTTCTAGGGAATTCAATTCCATCACATAATTCATCTATTGGATCCCTCCCTAATAAAATCCTATTACAAAATCTATTAATTGACAGCCTTATGAGAGATGTTATATCAACATCTGTTAATTTCGAAATCTCAACTATGGAATTGTATTGTTTTTCTGTCAAATTCAGTAGAACAGCTTTTGCATATCGTTTACTTTTTGCCATTTTTTCTCTCCTTGTTCTATTTATATATATTATTCCTTCTTTATATATATGTTAAGATCAACTATAAAATGAACTCACTCTATTTTATGTGTTTCCAAGTTTTTCTTCTTTTAACATCGGATATTGTTGTTCGATGAACTCCAAATATAAATCCCATTTCTGTATGAGTTAAAATTCCTTCATTGTATAATTCTCTGATAATTGGAATATCTATTTCTGTTAATATATGATTTGGGTGTTTCTCTCCTTTCATTCTCTCAGAAATCATTTTCTTTGTTTCGTCTGATACAACTTTTCCTAGTAATTTATCACTCATTAATTGTTTTGATTTTTCTGAATGTTCCTTTCCATACATTGGATTTTTTTCTCCAGAATTATGTAGACTTAGATGTTCAGAATTATTCATTAATTTGAAATTATTTAAATTATTATTTAATTGATCAAAATCTAGATGATGAACAACATATCCTTTAGGAATTTCCCCAACGAAATTTTCAAATAACAAAATATGGAGAAATTCGTGTTTCGTTTTTCCATTTTTAGATAATTTTATATACAAATAACCATCATTTTTATCTTGTTTTAAAATTTTTCCGTTAATTTTATTTTGTTTGAAACTTTTAATCCTACCGAGATTACTAATCTGATAATCTCCATTATATTCTTCTATATTTTTAAATATTTCTCCATCTAAAAATAAATCTTTTCTATTTTCCCAATTTTCCATTATTTATCTCCAAATTTAATAGTTAAATTTAACAATTATAAAATATATCTATATTTTTATACGCAAAATTATTGGCAAATATTTCCTCTGGGTTATTCTTCCAGTAACTATAAAGTTCATCATAATTTTTGAATTTATTTTGTTTTTCTACTCTTTCTCTCAGAAAATTATCATAGAAAAAATCATATTGATTGGTTGATCCATCAGATTTCAAATATTTATTATTGAAAGAAATAAAATGTCCTATCTCATGAAGTAAAACTGTTATTATTTTTTCAACAACATTATCTGATTCTTCACAATTATTCATGATAATATAAATGTAAGCCAGACAATCATCTTCTTTTATTTTAAAACATCCACATGTATTTTCAACTTCATCTGAATAATTATAAATAAATTTTATATTCAGTTGTGTAGAATATTTTCTTATTCTATTTTTCAAGAATTTTTTAATCGTCGATTTGAATTTTTCTGTATTATATTTTTTGTCATCTATAATTGTATCATCAAATGATATGAATAGTTTTCTCATAATTTATTCCTCCAAAAAATTAATTATTAATATATGGAGTTACCTCACATATATCTATTTATATATCCTTTTATAGTTTGTTACCGTAGGTGCAATATTCAAATATATAAAAATATATATTTTTCCAAATATTCCATTTTTTTAGAGTGAGTTCATAAAAAAAGATGAAAATATCACTAAAAAGTTACTATTAATTGACGTTTTTCTATAAATAATTATGATCCCAGTGCCATTTTGTTTAAAATGGGGTCGGATCTTTCATTAGGATTTCGTTCGACTGGGAACAAAATATAAAAGTTTTAAAAAGTTAATTAAAAAAAGAAAAGGACTAAGAATTAAGAATCGGAGATTAGGAGTTGAACGAAGTTCAACGACGATTAAAGAAGAATAACAGTGAACGAAGTGAACGAAATAACCAATAGAAGAAGGAATAAGAATTAGAAAGAAAAAGAAATATAAGAAGATTTACAATTGAATACTAGATTTGTTGTTCTTTAGATGGTACGTTTTTTAAAAAAATTTGAATTTAAATCGAGGAATTTATGGCAATTTATTTAAATGGAGAAAAAAAATATTTAGAGAAAATGATTTATAGAGAAAGAAATAAAAAAATTGATATTAAAAGAGGAATGATTAATAAAATAGAAATTAAATTATTTGGAAGTATTATAAAAGATGATTATCTTTTATTAGAAATTAAGAAGAAATTTGGAAAAAAATTTTATAATTATAATGCTGGAATTAGATATTTAAAATATTTATATTTTACAAGTTATAAAAATAATTGAAATATAATTAGAATATAAGATAAAATTCAAAGATGCTTATAACTTGTATAATTATTTAAAATAATAAGAAATATTCAAATTAATATTAGTTAATCGCCTTCGGCTTTTTAAATGTCTTAATTGCAGTCGTTGACTACGTCAACTCCTTACGGTTAGCACAAGTATAAAATTGAAATAAAATAGAAGTTAATATTCAATGTGGTTTTTTCTAAAATTCAATGCGGAAGATTCATTTCTGTTTTTTTATCTAAAAAAATATCTGAAAATCAAAAATATTAATAAATTATATAAATAACTATTAAGTAGGTTTTTAATTGTATTCCGCGCCGGTTTTTTCGAATTTTAATATTATGGGAACAAAATAATAAAAGATATCAATATCTTAGAAATAAAAAATGAAGGAAAAACAAAAAAATGATTGATATAATGAATTTAATTCCTATCCCAAATTTTGAGAATAATGTTGTCGATAGTTCTGGAAATGTTATAATATAAAAAACGATAGGAAACTCACTCCATATAAAGATAAAAATGGCAAAATTTATGTTAAACTTCACAATAAAAATGGGATAAAACGAGTGTACGTTGATGAATTTATTGATACAAAAAAAACTGATCAAAAATTTCCAGATAATATAGTTGATAATGATATAGAATCAATAGAAGAAAATGAGCATTACTTGGTTGATGATTCATTTGATAATAATTTACATATATCTTTTAAACATTCATTGGAATGCGATAAACCATTCCAAGATATAGAAATATTCAGCAATGATCAAAAAACTGAAGAAATTATAAATCCAAATATTGAGGAACTATTAAAATTAAGCAATAAAGAAAAAATAGAATTTGATAATAATGATATTGAAGATCTAACATTTGAAGAACTTATTAAAAATGAGAAAGTTAAACATTCCGTAAGAAAACAAAATAAACATTATTCTTCATACAATAAAAATTTTAAAAAACCCGGAATAGAACAATTAAAGAAAAATATAATTAAAAGTTTCGATAGATATGATTTTGAAAAGATATTAAAATTCGATGGATATGTTATCAATATTTACGGACAGATAAAGAAATTTGATAGAAATAAATTAACAAATATTTCTTACGATAAATCAAATGATTCATACGCAATTGTTTGTTTATTTAGAAAAGGTTGTAAAATTAAATGTTCAGTTCCAGACATAGTAATTGAAACTTTTATTCCACATTTGGTTGGAAAAAATTATAAATTTTTTTACATCGATAAAAACAAAAATAACAATTTTTTAGGAAATTTAAGAATAATATGAAATATAAAAGAGGATAGAGATGATCACTCGATAAGAAGACTCTTCAACTTCTTCCTCTTTTTTTATATTGAAGATTAATGGAATCTCATTCCATTCGATTAAACTTAAGAAGGAGTTTAAAAAAATGCAAGAAATATGGAAAGAAATTGAAGGTTTTGATGGAGATTATCAGATATCAAATTTTGGAAAGATAAAATCATTAAAATTTAATAAAGAGAAAATATTATCACAAGTTAAAGATGGTCATAGATATTTACACATCAATTTATATAAAAATGGAAATAAAAAACCAAAATATATCCATGATTTAATGTTTGAATCTTTTAATAATTATAAATTAGAAAAAAATGAAGTTGTTCACCATATAGATAAAAATCCAGAAAATAATGATTTAGATAATTTCAAATTAATGATAAATTCTGAACATATGAGTTTACATAAATCTGGAAAAAATAGTCCAATGTTTGAAAAACACCATTCAGAAAAAACTCTTGAAATAATGAGAGAGAAAAAGATTGGAGAAAATAATCCATCAACAACATTAAAAAACGGTGAAGTTTGGTTAATTAAAAAGATATTGAATCCTAATCTATATAAAAGTAAAAAAATAACACAAAATTTTATCGGGAAAATGTTTAATGTTAATCGAAGAACAATCTCGGCTATAAAAACTGGAAGATTTTGGAGTCATATATGATCAATATATCAAATATAAGGAATAAAAAACGATGGAAAAATATTTAATTAAAGGTGGTGAAAAGATATAATGCCAAGCACATCGAGTTGGATTTTAAATGATGTTTTAACCGTCGATTTGACGGATTCCACTTCGCGTGAAGTTGGAAAAGTATATATAGCCGGTTTCAATGATGTGGCCGGACAGAAATTAATGAGTGGGTCGTTTCCCGTTGTTATTGCAAGTGATCAATCAACTATACCTGTCAGTCTTGATTATGATTCAACATCTCCATTTCCAATTGAAATTATTTCGTCCATTCCACTGCAAGTTCGAAATCTTTTACATGACAACTTTAATTGCAATTCAAATTTACAAATTAATGACCTAGATGTAGACGCAACAAATCCAGTATTTGTAGATATAGTCTCGTCAATTCCTTTGGAAGTTATACAAGCTATCCATGATGATTTGAATGCAAATGTTAATTTACAGATTAATGATCAAGATGTAGACGCAACAAATCCAGTATTTGTAGATATAGTTTCATCTGTTGATCTTCAAGTCATACAATCTACTCATGATAATTTAAATTGTAATGCAAATTTACAGATTTCCGACCAAGACGTTGACAGCACAAATCCAGTATTCGTAGATATAGTTTCATCTGTTGATTTATCAGTGGATATTGTATCATCTGTTGATTTATCAGTGGATATTGTATCATCTGTTGATCTTCAAGTAATTCAATCGACTCATGATAATTTAAATTGTAATTCAAATTTACAGATTTCCGATCAAGACGTTGATTCAACAAATCCAGTATTTGTAGATATTGTGTCAACTGTTGATTTACCAGTCGAAATCATGTCATCTGTTGATCTTCAGGTTATACAAGATACTCATGATGATTTGAATGCAAATGTTAATTTACAAATAAATGATACTGATGTTGATAGTACAAATCCGGTTCCAGTAGATATAGTTTCATCTGTTGATCTTCAAGTTATACAAGCTACCCATGACAATCTAAATTGCAATGCGAATTTACAGGTAAATTTTGAAAATGTTGATAATACGAATGCGGTTCCAGTTACGCTGGTAACAGTACTTTCTTCGGAAGTAGATAGTATTGATGTAGCCAAAATGAGTAAGGGGGAAGTCGATTCAGCACTCGAAGATATCGTAGTTACAACAACCAGTTCTGAGATTGACTGTCGTGGATTTAATGCGATTAGTATAGAAATGGAAGTAATTGATTCGACAAATGGATGGACAGTTAACATTTTAGGATCGGCGATATCTGGTGGGACGTTTGGTTATTGCTACACTCCAAAAGATGATGGAACATTTACTCAACAAGTAACTTCAGAATTATATGGAGATATAAATGCCACATTTTATTTTACTGGTGTTCCTAATTATGTCAAAGTAGAGGGTGAAGGCAACGACGGAACTTTGACAGTTCGTGTAACTCCGATGAATTTATAATAAATTGAGAAGGAGAAAATAAAATGGATCGAGAATTATTACCTATAAATTATACACGATCTGATCGATTAGTTGATGCGTTCGATTCTGGTGGTATATATTATCTATCTACAATTAATAATAATGCATTTTTCTTTGCTCCAGAAGCAAATTTTTCACCATATATGGCCAGAGATTTAAATAGTAAACCATTCAGAGTAATTATAACAGATAATATTGGAAAAGTTGCGCATGGGTTTATAGGTCAAAAGAGTAATGTTGGAACTTTAGGAGTTACTATTATTACTGATGGGGATATGGAAACAGACCCTACCAATAATTGGACACCATCTAATGCTATATTGGCTGAAGAAGGAGATATCGTACAAGCAGGTTTAAAATCTTTGAAAGTTACAGACAATGGAGGTGGAGCTTACTGCTACCAACAGTTCAATACAGATATTGGAAAATTATATAAAGTTGGAGGTTATGTTTGGAACGATGGTGGAAATACGGGAGCTTCTAAGGGAAAAATTATTGTGGAATCTGTATCTCCAACCGTTGTATTTTATATTTTTTCGAGTAGTTCAAGTGATGAGTGGGAAAATACAAATTTTTATTTTACAGCTACGACAGTTCTAACCAATATAAAATTGGTACCACAAACTGACACTGGAGATATAACTTATTTTGATACAGTAACTGTTCAAGAAGTTACAGATCCTTCCCCCAATAAGGGTATTAAAATTTATGATGATATAACAGGTGATGTTCAGAGTTTTTTATCAATTGAAGAAAATGGATTTAATCCTAATAACATTGATAGTTGGGAAATTATTTGGAGCTATGGAAGTGAAGTATATATTCCTCCTGATCCAGGAACATCTTGGACAATCACTTCATCATTAAATCAGGCTAAAAAATTTTTAGCTGGATGTGGAACTATATCTGATGCTTTATGTTTTGGTGGGGATTCAGGAGTAAGGGTTGATACAACTGAAATATGGAACGGATCTTCATGGACTAACACATCATCATTAAATCAGTCTAAATTTTATCTAGATGGATGTGGAACTATATCTGATGCTTTATGTTTTGGTGGAGATACAGGAGCAAATACTGACACAACTGAAATATGGAATGGATCATCGTGGACAACAACATCATCATTAAATCAGATTAAATATGCTTTAGCTGGATGTGGGACAACATCAGACGCACTATGTTTTGGTGGGGATTCAGGAGTAAATGTTGATACCACAGAAATATGGAATGGATCATCATGGGCTACAACCTCATCATTAAATGAGGCTAAACGTGCTTTTGCTGGATATGGAACAATATCAGATGCATTGTGTTTTGGTGGATATACAGATGCAAGAGTTAATACCACAGAGATATGGTCATAAAATATAATGATTAATATTGATTTTTCTAATCTAAGATCGCATATTAACAATAATTTTTTTAATTTATTAAAGAATAAAGATTTCTATATGGTTCTTATTGGATCAGCAGGAAGTGGGAAAAGTTGGTTTTCTGGACAAAAAATCATCATTAGATGTCTTTTAAATCAAGAAAGAATTTTGATCGTTAGAAAAACTCATAAATCTATACGTGAATCTTATTTTCGAATGTTAAAAGAAATAATAGATGATTTTAATTTAAATTCTGTAGTTAAAATATCTAATTACAACATGAATATAAAATTTTTAAATGGTAGTGAAATTATATTTCACGGATTAGATAATGTTGAAAAACTTAAATCAATTTCTTCCATATCCTCTATCGTTATCGAGGAGGCAAGTGAAATATGTGAAGCAGATTTAAACCAAATATCAATTCGTCTTAGAGGAAAATGTCCGACATATTATCAGATTATAATGAATTTAAATCCTATTGATATAAATCATTTTATTAAAAAAAGATTCGTAGATATTATACAAAAGGATACAATTGTTCATAATTCTAATTATATAAATAATAAGTTCATAGATACTGATGATTATACTAAAAATTTGGATGCGACATTTAATGATCCAAAATTTATACAGGTATATAAAGAAGGAATTTGGGGTGTACCTTGTGAAACGGTATTTTCGAACTTTACAGTTATAGACTATATTCCAGAAATAAGAAATTTAAAAAATATCAGATTTGGTCAGGATTTTGGATTTAATGATCCATCAGTTACATTAAAAGTATACATAGATGATAAAAATGTTTTCATTTTAGATGAAATATTTATCAAAGAAAAAACAAATAGTGAATTAATTGAAATACTTAAAACAAAAATAGACAAAAATATTTTAACAATTGGTGATTGTTCAGAACCAGATAGAATAAAAGAATTTCAAAATAATGGATTCAAGATAAAAGCTTGTAAAAAAGGAAAAGATTCAATAAAAAATGGAATCGATTGGTTAAGGAATTGTAAGATTTATATAAATAAAAATTGCAAAGAAACTATAAAAGAATTTCAACTTTATTCATATAAGAAAGATAAATTTGGAAATATTACAGACGAATTTGTTGATAAAAATAATCACAGTATTGACGCGCTACGATATAGCGTAGAAGATTTTATAAAACCATTCAAATTCAATTTTTCATTAGGAAATCAAAGAAAAACAAATGGAATCAATTATTAAAAATAGGAGGTGATTAAAATTGTCAAAAAAATATAAAAATAATAAAAAAGTCGAATTTAAAGAAGATGATACAAAAAGAGTTCCTCCTAAATTAACACAAGAAATAGCAAATCCAAAAAATGATACTGAATTAGTTGTTTATAATAATTATTATCCGAATCCAAGTGAGCTTTTAAATGAAAAATCTGGTGGAACGGGTATTAAATTATATGATAAAATTCTCCAAGATAGCCATAGCTATAGTGTACTAAACACTCGGTGGCAATCTGTTGTTGGAAAAGATTGGTCAATTATTCCTCCGGAAAATCCAAATCAAAAAGAAGAAGAAATTTCTGAATTCATGAATCAAACATTATATAATACAAATTTCGATTTTATAAGATATAAATTATTACATTCAATACTTTACGGATATTACGGATGTGAGATCATATGGAAACGGGATAATAATAATTACATTGTTCCAGATAAATTTGTGGACAAGCACCCTAGAAGATTTGTTTTTGATGAAAATCGAGAGCCAAGATTGTTAACAATTAATAATCAAATATATGGAGAGAAATTACCAGATAAAAAATTTATAATAATGAAGTTTGGAAGTATTGATAATCCATATGGTGAACCTCTCGGTCAAATTCTCTACTGGCCTATTTGGTTTAAGCATACCAATATCAAATTTTGGTTATTATTTCTTGAGAAATATGGATCGCCGACAATTCTCGGTAAATTCCCTCAAGGAACGGATTCATCTACAATTTCAGATATCCAAGATGTGCTCAATTCAGTTCAGAAAAACACATCGATAGTTTTACCTCAAGAAATGGATATTTCACTACTTGAAGCAACTAGATCTGGAATAGCAAATTATCAGGACCTATGTTTTTATTTTGATAGACAAATTTCGAAGTGTGTTTTAGGTCAAGTACTTACGACCGAATCTGACGGAAAAGGGAGTTATGCACTTGGAAAAATTCAAAATCAAGTTAGACAAGATATTTTAGAATCAGATGCAGACCTATTGGATGAACTATTAAATGGAACATTAATAAAATGGATCATAGACTTAAATTTTAATTTACCTGGGGATAGGCTTCCGAAGATTATTACAAATACGACTCCTCCAGTAAATCTATTAGAAAAATCACAAATTGATAAAAATCTTTCTGAGATCGGTGTTAAATTAACAGATAATTATTTTAAGAAGACATATTCACTTGAAGATGACGACATAATGGAATCTCAATTAATGGAATCTCAATTAGTTGATCAACAAGAGCCAGACAAATTATGAAAAAATCATTAATCATATTATTAATTACATTATTGTTATCTTTTGGAGTGTGGACAACAAAGAATATTTTTTCATGTAAAAATGCGGAATCTAATTTAATTGAACTAAAAATAGATATAGAAAAACAAAATGACGATATTATTAGTTCAATAAAAGATTTTAAAAAAGAATTTAAAAGTGAAATAAATAAATTAGACAATAAATTAGACAATATTAATGAAAGAATGCAATTGAATCAGAAAAATACATATGAAATCTTATTAGAGATTCAAAAACAGATCTAAATGGAAAGGATTTGATATAAAATGCCATATACGAAAGATAATTTACCAGATGCTATTAAATCATTACCTTCACATGCTCAAGATATTTTTATAGCGGCATATAATTCAGCTTACAAACAGTATGATGGTGATGAGGAAAAAAGTAACGCTACTGCATGGAGTGCTATTAAAGCTAAATATAAAAAAGAAAATGATAAATGGGTAATGTATAAAGATAATTATATTACAGATAAAGAATTTAAGGAGTTACCCGAATGGGTTCCAATATTCCGTGGAGGAATTCAAACGGATTCGAATGGAAATGAACATAATGGTGATGAATTAATAAAAAAATCAATAGAATCATTTGATATAGATGTTCATGAACCACCAGTTAGATTGGATCATACCGATAGTGGGGGCATGTCTTATGGATGGATCAAATCATTAAAATCTGAAAATTATAATAATATAAAAACATTATATGCTAAATTAGATTTAACAGAAGATATGATTAAATTAATACAAGATGGGAAATATAAAAAGAGAAGTGCTGGATTTTCTCCAGACGGTAAATTACATCATCTTGCCATGTTAGGGTCTTCTGTTCCTGCCGTAAAATCGTTATCTAATATTAATTTGGATGATGGAGAAAAAAATATAAGTAATTTTAATTTTGAGGAGGATATTCATATGCCAAAAGAAGAAATTGATAATTCAAAAGATACAAAAACACAAGTTGTTCAAGATCAAGTTGTCTTAATATTCTCGGAAGAGCAACTAAATGAAAAATTAAAAGAACAAGAAGTTTTATTTGATGAAAAGATTGAGAATGTTAAAAATAAATTTGAAGAAGAGAAGAAAGAAATTCAATTTTCTTATAAAGTTGAAAAACTCAATTCTTATATTGAAAATTTACAAAAAGATGGGAAAATCACAAATAAAGATAAAGAAAATGGATTGAAAGAATTCATGGAATATCTTTTAAAAAATGATGAAAATAAATTAGATTGGTTCAAGAATTTCATTGAAAATAAAGAACAAGTTATTCAATTAGGTGAATTTGATTCTTCAGAAAAAAGAGTTGATGATATTGATGTTGATAAGAAAATTGATAAACTAATTTCTGAAAAAATGAAAACTGAAAACATTAATTATTCAGAAGCTTTTGGAATTATTCAATTAGAAAATAAGGAATTATTTGATTAATTTTTAAATGGAAAAATATTTATATAAAAACAATTAACAATCAATCTTAAGTGATTGATTATAAAGGAGTCATTATAATGGCTGTAGAATTGAGAGGATTGGATATTTCCTTCGTGGCAGAAGAAGATCTTTCTAGCTATCAATATCATTTTGTAGTACTTTCTTCAACTGAGGACTATGTTAGATTACCAGATGCAACTGCTGAAGTTTCAATTGGTATTTTACAGAACGCTCCGGAATCAGGAGAAGCTGCTGCTGTTCGTGTTTCTGGATTTTCGAAAGCAAATGCGGCAGAAGCTCTGACAATTAATGATTTTGTAAAACCTGAATATGTGTCTGCAACGGATGCTGGAAAAGCCACCACAATCACAACTGGTGATACATTAGAGGACGGATTACGGGCTTTAGTTGTGAAGGGTGTAAGTGCGGAAGACTATTTGGCTATGGTAATGCTTTATTAATCATTTTTGTTTCTTTAAGGAAACGAAGTGAACTTCATTTAATATAAGTCATTCAATTTTTACTTAATATAATAAATAATTCATTAAATAAAGGAGTTTATTATGGGTCAACCCAATGTACGCGAATTAATGGTGTCTGCTCCACTTCAGAATGTATCAATTCAATATAGAAACAAAAGTTATATTGCTGATAGTGTTTTTAACCTTGTAAAAGCTGCACCAAAAGCAAGTATTTTAATTTATAGAAGAGGTGGTTTCCTTAGAAATCAAGCTGAAATGAGAGCGGCAGGGACGAGAGCAGTGAGATCCGGTTTCAATGCAACCACAACACCTATTGTCACAAATGAATATGCCTTAGCTAAGGAAGTAACTGACGAAGATCGGCGCAATGTTCAGTATGATGGATCACCTCCACTAAAACCCCAAATCGATGCAATTGAATTCTGCTCTGATGCGATTGATCTTAGTCGCGAACTTTTAGTAGCAAATGCTGTAGTCGCGGCTGGAACCGGATGGAATGGTGAAGCGAACGGAGAAGATGTGACTGGATTATGGGCTGCTGGCGCGGGAAATACATTTATTGAAGACATAGAAACTGGAATAGAGACAGTACGTTCTAATACTGGGATTCGTCCAAATACTTTGATGCTTTCTGCTAATACATATGTAGAATTAAAACAAGAATCTACCGTTCTTGCTAGAATTCAATATGTAGAAAGAGGCATAGTTAGTGCTGATTTAATTGCTGCACTATTTGATTTGGATATTGTTATAATTGGTGATTGTATTTACAATTCTAGCGAAGAAGCTCAAGATGGGTCAGACTTCACAGCTACTAATGTATGGGAGCAAAATGCTGGAAAGGGTAGTGCATTTTTATTTTACAGACCATCCTCTCCAGGATTAAAAGTTCCTGCTGCTGGATATACATGTTATAGTCCCTATGAAAATGGTGCTCGTCGAAGAGTTACGACTTGGAGAGAACCTGCTGAACATATTGATGTTTATGAATCCGCAGAGTCAATTGGAGTATATCAAACTGGTGCATATTTGGGTAAATTGTTTACAGACACCATATTAACTTAATAAAATCAATAATTTTAGAGAGGATAGAGATAATAACTCTTCCTCTCTAAAATTTAAGAAAGGAGTTGATATTATATGCCAACAACAAGTTATCCAAGTCCAATAGAAATAGATTCAACTTGCTCAATAGAAGGGAGATTTTCAATATACTATCTGGAGTTCCATCCAGCTAATGCAAATGATGATTTGTTAGTCCGAGATAGTCTTGATAACCTCTTGTGGATGGTTCGCGCACCAATTGGATCGGACAATTCTATTGCGTATTCTATTTTAACTAAATACATCAATATAGAGCAAGTGAATGGAATTGTAGTGGAAGTCCTTGATGGAGGGACGCTATACGTTTATTTACAATAAAATCAATATCTTAGGGGAGATAGATTATCGCGAATTGAAAAGATGACTTTCACATCCTTCTCCTCTTTTATTATTTTGAAAGAATAACTTTAATGAAAGGAAGTTATGATGCAAGAAATATGGAAAACAATTGAAGGGTTTGAAGATTATCAAGTTAGTAATTATGGAAGAGTCAAATCTTTAAAATTTGATAAAGAAAAAATACTAAAAGCTTGTAAAATTAAGGATGGATATTTAGTTGTTGGATTACCTAATAAAAATAAAAAAAGTGAAACTAAAAGAATTCATGATATAATGTTTGAAAATTTTAATAATTACAAATTAAAGAAAAATGAAGTTGTCCATCATATTGATTTCATTAAAGAAAATAATAATTTAAATAATTTTCAATCAATGGATAAATCAAAACATCACATTTTACATAGTTCTGGAGAGAATCATCCAAATTCAATATTAACTGAAAAAGATGTTATCGCAATGAAATATTTATGGAATAATAATATAAAAATATCTAATAATCTACTAGCGAAATGGTACAAAATTAGTCCAAAAACAATTTCTCAAATTAAAACTGGAAGAAGATGGAAACATATTTAAATTTAAGTAAAGGAAGTGATATAAATGTACTGTTCGATCGATGATATTCGAAATTATGTCGAAGAAGAGCTGTTAGTTCAATTAACAAATGATAGGGATGTTAACGCTATTAATACATTAGCAACGGACACAACTTCAGGATATGATAATATTACATTGACTTCTTCCGATGAATTTCCAAATGCTAATGGCTGTATTAGGATAGATGATGAAGAAATTTTCTATATTTTAAATTCTTATAATACGTTATCAGGATTAACACGAGGATACAATAATACAGTTGAAGCATCTCATTCTTCTGGCGATACAGTTACAGAAATTCATCTCGTTGATGAAGATATAATTACAAGAGCTATAGTTGATGCGGATGCGGAAATAGACACCTACTTAGGTACTGTATTTAATGATGTTCCATTATCTGATATCCCGAATTCTATTCGATATACATCAGTGAACATTGCTATTTATAATTTGTATTCACGAAGAATGGCAATTCCTCCACAGATTGAAACTCGATACTCCAACTCAATTAAATTTTTAAATAATGTTTTGGAAGGTAAAATATCTTTAGGTGATTCAACAATAGATGCATCAAAAGATGAGAAAATTACGATTAATACTTCTGAGGATAATATAATTTTTACAATTGAAAATACGGTAGAAAACACTACAGGTACACTCGATCTGTTTTAAGGAAATAATATGATAACTTTTGAAATGAAAGGATTGACCGATATATTAGATGATCTTGAAAATATTGAAGATAATTTAGAAAGTCCATTTAATAACGTCGAAAATGAAATTGGAAATCTGGCTGTTGATAATATCAAATCGAGAACTCCAGTTATCTCAGGTCATTTGAGAAATGGAAATAAATCGAGAAAAACATCCGATAATAATATTGAAATTTTTAATGATGTTGAATATTCTATATATGTCGATGGTCGTAAACCTTTTTTCTATCTCGATGATAATACCCAAGAAAAAATAATGGAAATTATGTCAGATAATATAGTTGAGGATTAACAATGAGAGAGTTATTGCTAAATATCCAAGAAGAATTACAGAATTCGTCTTCTCTTAATTATATTAGTGATGATAATATTATTATAACTGAAATTGAAAATTATATTCCTAATGCATCTAAAGTGCCACTAATTACAATAAAAGATTATGGTTCAAGTAATGACCAACAGATTGGTAAAAAATATCGCCAAACATCAAGGGTTATTATAAATATTTATAACAGGGTTTTAGAAATTGGGAAATCATTGATGGATGTTAATCGTGGAATTTTAAAAATAGAATCTGATATATTTAATATTTTAATTGATAATCATTTAGATATCTGTGAGATTACAAATTCATTTCCTATTATTCAAGAATCAACAAAAAATATAAGAATAGAAAAAGATATTATATCATATAAAAGATTAATTATGGAATACAGTTCATATAGAAGATGGACATAATAATTTAATATAAACAATTTAATGGAAGGAACTGAACATTCCTTAATATAAATGGAGGATTTAACATGCCATCATGTATTGTCCCTGCAAGTGGAAGTAATCTTAGAGTCCTTATGGATTTCGAAGATTGTTTCGGAGTTACACCAAGTTCTACGGCAGCAGTTATTATCCCGTGTACAACACTTGATGTTAATTTATCCCAACCACCTCAACAAAGAGCAACTTTAAGAGCTGGTCGTCATAGTTCTAAACCCTTTTATGGAAACAAGAGTATCACGGGAACAATGACAGGTCCCGTTGGTGAACAAAGCATAGGTTATATTTTAAAAGCATATCTTGGCTCACCGGATTCTACGGCTACAGATGAATGGATTTTTTCTGTTGATTCTACGACACCATCATTTGTAGTTGCTAAAGAATTTACAGATTTGGGGGAATATTATGTTTACAACGGATGTAAAGCAACCACACTTTCGTTCACTTTCAACACAGACAATGAATTAATTTATAATCTTGGATTTATTGCAGCGTCAGAGACCCCACAAGATGTCACGTATGATAGTAATCCAGAAGATCTATCAGATGAATTATTCTATGATAATCCAGAAATAGGAACTAATATTGAAGAAGGTGGAGTTGCCGACGAAATCATCGAAGAATTAACAGTTAATTTAAATAATGGTCCTACATTAGCGTATACATTATCTGGAGCTGGTGAGGCAACCTATGCTGCGGATGGAAAACTGGAAGTATCTGGAACAATCAGAGGAATCTTTATAAACACCGACATTCTCGATAAAGGAATCGCTCACATAGAAAGTTCGTTAGATTTAACGCTTACAAAAAGTTCCAACTATTTGCGAGCCTTTATTCCAGAGCTTGAGTGGTCACAAGAATCCCCTTCTGTGACTGGCCCAGGAATTGTAGAACTTAATTTGACTTTTATTGGTTTCTATCAAAATAGTACGGAAGCTTCTGATATCGTATTCTATTTATACAACAGCCACGGCGCTTACTAATAAAATCAATAACTTAGAGAAACTTTATTTAGAGAAACGTAATTTCAAATTCAAAAATCTTATTTTCCTTCTATTTTTGATAATAATTACGTTTCTTCTTTGTAAAATATATAAGTGATATGTAGGATATTTGTTTTTACAGATTGGGAACAAATAAATGTGAGAGGATAGAGAATCTAGACTCGATAAGATAAATCCCTATTATCTTCCTCTCTTAATATAATTTTAGGGAAAATAAAATTTAAGGGAGATTTTAAAAAATGAATTATTATGAAAATGTAGATGATTTATTTTTAGATGGAGAAATATTTAAAGATATTGATAGGTATGTTGATTATCAAGTTTCTAATTTTGGAAGAATCAAAAGTTTTAATAATTACCACAGAAAAGATATTATAATATTAAAACAAAGTAAAGATGGTTGTGGATATTTATTTGTTGATTTATGTAAAAATGGAAAAGAAAAAAAGAAAAAAATTCATCGTTTAATGTTTGAATCTTTTAATAATTACAAATTAAAAAAAGGTGAAGTTATTCACCATATAGATAAAAATCCATTGAATAATGATTTAGATAATTTCAAATTAATGACAAATTCTGAACATTTGAGTTTACATCATAAAGGTTTGAAACATTCAGAAGAAACGAAACAATTGATTAGAGAAAAGAAATTAGGAAAATATATTGGAGAAAATCATCCAGGAGTAAAATTAACAGAACAAAATGTTATTGCAATGAAATCATTTTGGAATAATAACATAAAAATCTCAAATAAATTACTAGCAAAATGGTATAAAGTTTCTCAATATACAATTTCAAAAATTAAAAACAACAAAAATTGGAAACATATAAAATGAAGGAAAAAAAGAAAAAAATTAAAAAATTAAAAAATCCGATCACATTTCTTGCAGATGATCGGCTTCATATGAGATTGTTAATAAAAACAAAAGATATGGAGATTTCAATTTCTGACTACGTTCGTTCTGCTGTAACAAAGGAACTAAACAAACAACTAAACAATGAAGGAGAAAAAAATGCTTAATTTAAAAAAATCAGAAGGAATAACAATCAATCAAGATAATAAAGTTTTCGAGGATTCTGAATTCTCGGATTTTAAATTTGAAGTTACAATAAAACCTCTAAAGAAATCTCAATGGAAAAATATTAAAAAAGTATGTATGACAAAAAATGGAATTGATGAGATTATGTTTTCTTCTAAGATTTGGATGGAATGCGTCACTAATTGGTCTGGGATAAAAGACCAGGATGGAAATGATATAAAATATTCAGAAGAAACCAAGAAATTATTAGATGAAGATTGTATGTTTTTCGTCAGTAGAGTTGCTACTGCGGCATTAAACGATGTAAAAGAAAGTGAATCGTCTAAAAAAATTTAACTGAATTTTTTGAATGGCAATTTTCCAAAGAAAATGTAAAACGATGTAAAGAATGTGTAGAAAGATATTCTAAAATAAATAAATATGCACCATGTAAATATGATATTTGTAAACATTCACCGCCAGATTTACCATTTGAATTTTCAGAAACTATTGAAATATATAACTTATGCTCAAATGCTCGTGATGGAATGTCAGGGAATCTTGATTATTCTGTTCTATTAGATATAATGAAACTTATGAAAATCGATGATGATGAGCAACTTGAAATATTTGAAAATGTAATTATAATAGAGAATATATTAAGAGAAGAAAGAGATAAAAAATCAAAAACAAATGATACATCAAAATCCCACGACGCAATAAAACGTAAACATGAGAAAGAAAGAAAATAATTATAAGAGAGGATAGAGATATACAACGATATAAACGAAGTTCACTTCGTTTCCTTAAAGGAATTAAGATGTCAAGAAAAAATTACGATGTATATAGATATTGGAATAATAGAATTGAACCAGCTTCAGCTCCTGAAGATTATACTCAAGAGACTATTAAATATATTGA